CCCGTTTCTAAACACCGCCACATCGCCTACTTGTGGGACGAATGAAGGTGTATTTTCATAGATTGTAGCCATATTTTTAAAGTCGTTGTTAATCGCATCTTTAGCATTACCCCACATTCTGATGTCGAGCAACCAGTAAATGTAGTCAACAGCTAAGTCCATGCACTGGTATGCCCAGTAACCATCAAAATCAATATATCTTCCCACGTACCATCGTAAACGACTTCTTGCTTCGCTATATGTTTTCATGTCTTTCACCTCTCAATATTTTTGTCTCGGTTCTTCATAATTAAGTGCTTGATGACTATCGCTAACTCCTTGTGTTGTCGGGTCTTGAATAACACCCATTAAGACTAGAATCCCTAAAACACTGTTTAACGTATCTGTCAGTTGTTCTGTATAAACTTGAATGTCGTATCCAAAAACTTTAGCGATACTTTGTGCAAATAAAAAGATGGCTGATAATATCGCCACCCAAAAAGTTTTTTGCTTTATTCTGATTTTCCAGTTAATCATTTGAATACCTCCGTAAATTATTTTTTGTATTGATCATATATAAAATATTCGCCTTTTAATCCTATTTCTTTATACATTGTACTAATCATTTTTGCTTGAACTTTAGCCCAACTAATATCGGTCGCATATTGATGTGTACCTGGTTTCTTCGGATTCCAACGCATACGATACAAAGTATTTTGACCTACATCGAAATATCCTTTTCCAACAAATTCGGCACCACCAATAATCGCTTTAGCAGGTGATGTCCATCCATGACTGCGTGCGAATTCCATTGCGTTATTTGGATTGTTGTCAAAAGCACCTATGCCGAAATAGTTATATACACCGGTTCTACCACTCGCAAAGAATGATGTACCATTAGCACTTTCTAAAAATGCGTGTGCAATCAGATAGATTTCATTAACGCCGTACTTTTTACAACCATCAGCAAACGCTTGACCTTGATTCTGTAAAGTCCCTTTACCTACAAGCAACTTGTTTAACTTATCAACTGAAATTCCTTGATATTGATTCAGCTTCAAAAACTGATAAACTTGTACGTTGTTGTTAAAGATTTTGTTAGTGTCCATCGCTTCCCTAGCTTGATTTAAACTAGCTGTATACCAAGTTACACCATTTGAAGTTTGGGGCTTCGGATTAAGTCTAAATTGAATATCTAAAGCTTGTTTTAAGCTGTAATTGCTAATGATTCTATCAATTTTACTGTCTTGCTTGTCCTCAATGTTATTGCTAGGTTTTAACTCACTAGGCACAAATTTTGTATTTTCTTTAACAACTGTTCTAATCCTTATTTTTTCTACGACGTCTTTTGGTTTATTGTTCAATAACTTATCTTTGTCGTTAAATAGCTTAATCAGCTCGTTGACAGCCTTTTGATAGTCTTTAGAAGTAAAACCACTAGACTTCAAAGAATCTTTACCAGTGTGCAATTTGAACGTTCTCCAAGAGCTTTTATCGATAACAATAGAGCTTGTGTTCATCTTTTTACCGTTAGCCTCTAATAATAGCTTAGCTAACGATAAGCATTCGATTTCGTTCATCTTAAAATTATCACTCACTGCAGTTCTCGCTTCTGTAATGGATAAAACTATTGCATTGTTATAACCTTGTACGCTTTCCTCAATAGGTCTACACGCCCACACATTTAATCTATCGACGAAAAAGTGAGGAATTTCATCTTCATTTAAATCTTCTCGATACTTGTAAATGTCATTTGTAGACAATGCTGTGTTTGCGTTTTTGATAACAATTTTATTAGGTTTATTATTGTGGTTATCTGATTTGGTGATGTAGTGTACAAAGCGATTTGCTTTTACTAGCTCTATACGCGCAGTAGTAAACAAGATTTTTGTCACTACTTTATATATTGGTTTGTTTGATTCGGGTTTCTTTGTCGGCTCAGGGTCTTTCGGTATAGGCTTATTTTCTGGTGGTATAGGTGTAGGCTTAGGTTCCGATTTGTATGCAGGTCTAACAAAATGAGTTACACCAAAATAACTATGCTTTATCTTTGCTGCAGGACTACCGACGTATGAGTTAGCGTTATTCCAGTTTTGATCTACACTATAAAAATAGTCTTTGGTTGATGGGCCGACAACAATACCCGTGTGACCCCAAGTATTCCAATTGTAGTTACCACCTGTCCATATAGCTATGTCACCTGGTTTAGGAATAAAGCTAGATGTTTTTCTATAAATTTTAAAACCCGCTGGATAGCGATACCACGCCATATCACGCGCGTTACCTGGTGTCTTAAAACCCCAATAACGATTAAAAATATAGTTCGGTAAATCCCAACACTGGCGACCGTAATAACCATCAACATCAACACCACTACCAATTAAACTTATCGCCCAATCAGCCACCTGTTTTGCCGTTGGTTTACCCGTTTTAGGCAGCGCCATGACATCACTTCACTTTCAAAAAATAAGCCGACACATAAAGTGTCGACTTACAAAAATTATTTACATTTGCGTCCATATAAGTAACATGCTAGCCAATTAGCCCAACTCATATAAACACCTCCTTAAGGGATTAACGCATTGATAGACGCTGTAATAACAACAATCATAACGATTGTTACCAACGCCCAAATAGCACCAACGAGCCACTTATTCAAAGCTAGCGTCTTACCTTCGTTGTTTTGAGCAACTTCGACTTGCGTTTGATAGCGCTCTTCAATACGATTCAAAATTTTAGTTTGTTCAAAGTTTTCATTAACAACTTTTTCTTGTTTGTCTTTGAGTTCTTTGTGTGATTCTTGTAATTCTTGATGACCATTCCTGTATTCCTTTCGCAGACTAACAACATGTGAGGCCGCTTCGTTTGCTGTCTGTTCTATACTATCAACACGTTCAGTCAAATCAGCAATTTCTTGTTTAATTTTCTTTATCTCATCCAAACAAACACCGCCTTAATAGATTTCGAGCAATCTTAATAAATGCCGTAGATAGCAGAAATATATGCGTCTGAATCGACCGCTTGAGCATCACCCGTTGCTTTTAAAGTCTTTTGTAAAACGATATGTGTATCGTCTTTGATTTGAATGACAACTTCATCAAGGTGGCCGTTTTTATAACCGTCGCCGGAACTTTGCATACCGATATGATTCATATAAATAGTGCTGCCGTTATTTGGAATGTTAACCCATTCAACTGCATGTCTATTAGTTGTGTAGCCTACTTCAATGATTAGTTTTCCAAAATCATGACAATTACCGTTCAATGTTGCGGTTTGTCCTTTAGTCAGCTTACCTGACCATAACTTAACCGGTACAGACGATACCCAACGCCCATGCAATTTGCCTTTATATTTTTCGATAGAATAGCCTGCACCGAGCATAGTCATCATACCGTTATCCGCGTCTTTCATAACCGCTTCAATGTACCCGTTCGCATTGTTAGAATTACGTGTCGGTATGTTTTGAGTTGTACTATTAAAGTAGTACACACCCGATTTTGTAATATTAGCAACATCATCAAGCACACCCGTTTTAACTCCAGTCACTTCATCTTTAATACGCTCTAATTCTTCAGTAGTTTCTCGTTTTAAAGTATCGATTTTTGAACTAATTGCATCAACATTATTATTAACAGTATTGAGCGCCTCGTTAAATTCACCTTTTGTCAGTAATTCACGCTCATTCGCGATGGATTGTATCAAATCTAGTTGCTGTTTTAACGCTTTTGCTAAAGTGGCATTTGCTTCTACTTGCGCTTCTGTGCCTGCAGCCTTCGTTTTCAATTCTTCTAAATACGTATTGATTTTTTCTTCTAATTCAGCAATTTTTTGTTGGTATTCGGTAAAGTATGATTCTGAATTAATCCCAAATTCAACCATATTTTTAAGTACCGTAATTTTGACTTCAAGTGTCGAATCTGTTTGCTCGCCACGCTTTAATTTGAAAAAGGCTTGTCTGTATTCACCCTCTGCTGTACTAGCTTGATGTGGGAATGTATATCTAAATACACCATTTACAGGATCTAATACGATAGCACCGCGAGTGTCGATGATTTTTTCACCATCTGGCTTAACGCCCTCGAATACAGGTGTAAGTCCATGTAGATTATAAGGTGTGCCATTTGACCACACTGTCACCGTTACTGTTTTAAGCCCACCATCACCAACACGCGTAACTAAATATTGTTGCTTTTCTTGTGAGGTACCTTGTTTTGTAATGTCATAAAATAAATCTTGATTTGCCATTGTTTAACCTTCTTTCTTATCCGTAAAAGTAGTAGTAATTTTTTAACAGTTCATGCATAATCACTTCGTGTCCAAACTCATTAGGATGCAATCCATCAACCATGTTTTTAACACGAAATGCCGGATTGTAAGGGTCTAACAAGTCTGTGTGATACGCATCAAAAACGGGTACATTAAGTTCTGAACATGCAAGCACTTGCGCATTTACATATGCTTCTAAATCAAGTCCTAGACTATTCTTATCGGTGTCTTTACGTCTAATTGTCGTGCCATTAACCGGCAATTGACGCGTTGCAGTCATCACAAGAATCTTAGCTTTAGGATTGTTAGATTTAATCAATTCAACTGTTTTACAAAACGCACCGTAAAACGTTTTTTCATTTGTTTTACTTGTTCCAATTTGAACACCTGACGAGCCGTTGTATAACCAATCGTCATCAGTACCTTGAATGATAACTAAATCCTTATTTCTGATTTTTGAAGCTTGTTCATAAATGGAATTAGCCTTGACTGTTGACATAGTCGCACCGCTTACCGCTTCATTCTGTACAGTAGCACCTAACTTTTCAGACAGGTATTTACCAAAGTTTTTATTTGATTTACTACCTTTTGCGACAGAATCACCAATAATCCCAATTTTTTTAACACTTTTGATTGTCTTTGACTTTTTAACAAAATCAGCAAAGATTGTACCGTTTTCAGTCACGATAAATCTATCATCATTAGCAGTCTTTTGAGATTGACTTTTAATTTGATTTAAATCTGCATCTAATCGTGATTTGAGTGATGTATGTCGCTCCCCTTTTAAATCACTTAAACTCTTTTCATAATCCTCTGTAATTGCAAGAGGGGACATTTCAGGCAACACAATTGCTCTGATTTCTTTTTGCAGTTGATCATATCGTTTAGTAAAAAGTGTATCAATCAAACTGTCCAAATATTTATTACTCGTTTTGCTTTTAATGTCGAGTAACTCAGTTAGTAACTTATCAATTTCTTTAAAATTACTTTCAACATCTTTTTTAAAATCACGAAACACATTAGATAACTTTAACTTCATTTCCAAACCTCCTAAAATTCTAAAATTTCATGTAAGCGTACTTTGTTTGCTTTGGTTGTCCTATTATGGTTGTCATTCGTACCAGTAACGACATTATCTTTTACTATGACTGTTTTTGTACAAAATTCATTCGCGGAATTTGTAGGGATTAGATGCACAATTTTTGTTGTACTATGAGCCGACACGTGATACTTAGGTACATATTGATAATGGTAGTTATCATCTTCAGTGTCAGAACGCCATACCAACACAATGCCATTTTGGCATTCGCTCACTTTTTTACTTAAATTTACAGTTTGAGTTGCGTTTGGCCATTTGTTGATGTTTGCTGCAATAACTGAACTGGATGCAGTTGCATTTGATAACCCTTTATCGTAAGCGTTTGAATTTGTTTTCAACTCATCAAGGCGACGCTTATCTTCAGCGGACATTAAGCCCGCTTTTTGAGTAGTCGCATTTGTGAGTGTATCAGGGTCGAACTGTTTTAAGCTGTCCAGTTTAGTTTTGTCTTGTGCGGACATCAAACCATTTTTCGATGGCGTTGCAACATCAATTGCATCCGCATTAAAGTTTTCTAGTTTTTGTTTTTGCTCGTCAGTTAATAACTTTGATTTATCTAAACCGTCAACAACATCAATGTGCGATCTAGCATAAACCTCTTCACCATCGTAAGTTAATGTTCTAGCCTTAGTAATTTCAGCCATTTATTACTTCACTTCCTTATAAAAAATAGACCCAAGTCTACTCGAGCCTACACCATTCAAATTATCTAATTTTATTTTGTCATCTTTCGACATCAAACCGTTTTTTGTTGTCGTCGCAACCGGTATAACATCAACATTTATCCCATCGCCATCAAGTGCAGTGACAAACGTCTTACCACCGTCGTTACTGATGGCTATGCCTTTGTCAGGTGTAAAGACAGTATTCAACAACTTATTTACCGACTTTATACCCTTCGAGTCAGCTCTTAACGCATTCCCCATGTCCAACACATTGTTAGCTGCTGACACAAACCCTTTTATCTTGTCTTTAGCTTCTCTAATGTCTGTAGAACTTCCACCGATGCTATTCGCAAGACTAACGCTATTGCTGACTTTCGAATTGTACCTATCCTGCTTTTTATAATCACCAAGCGTCGCATTTTGCTCATAAATCTTATTGTTAATATCTCGTTTAGTTTGTACTTCCACAATCCTAACAAAGTCAAAAACATCGATAATATCATCTTTAACAGGTACGAGGTCACCCACGACAGGAACCGCTTCAGCATATTCTTCTTGTAATGTGATAAAGTCTAATGTCAAAGATGTTTTTAATGAGTTATCAACAGTATTAATCATCTTGTTACGTAAAAACTCTTCATCTTTAATTCTGCCATCAATAATTGCGGGCGCTTCATAAATACCTATATCATCGGCTAATGGATGTTTGTAGATAAGTTGCATTGATGCTTCTTGAAATTTCACATTATCATCAAAGTTGCCATAACCACGAATGTAAGTATAAAACTCAGAAGAATCTTCTTCTAACTTAAAATTCAAAGCGTTAGTACCGTTTTCGATAAAATAGTCTGCTTTTTGAAAGACCTTTTTAGTTAAGATAAATGTTTTTGTCTTTGGAACATATTTAAATTCAAGATTATAGCGTTCTAGACCTTTTTGAAAGGTCTCAAGTACAGTGTCACCATCGCCCGCATTTTCAAATTTTAATGCTTTAACTTTAGCATCTAATTTGTATTTATATCCCGTCCCTTTAAAAACAGTTGAAAAGAAACGTTCAGCGGTAAAGCTACCAGTCAAATTGTCGTATATGCGTTTTGCTTTTAAATCGTCAATTTGTTTTTCTTTGCAATGCACAGTTACCCTTGTTGTTAATGAGTTTGATTCTTTAGAAACTAAAGCAACCGTATAGATTTTGTCATCATTTTGACCACCAACATTAGTGACTTGCCATTTTTTAGAAATCGTATTTACAATTTCTCTGTTACTTTCGTTTTCTGAAAAGCTAAATGTCAACTGACTTTCACCACTTATACGCTCTGTGAGTTCTGTTGGTACTTGCAGAAAATATGCTTCGCCTAATATATTACGTAATTTAATCATCTCTTTATCTACCTACTTACTATAAAATCGCATATCAAATTCGGCTTTTTTTACATTTTGGTTAAATCTAAATTCGTTAAAGCCAGGCAAGAAGACCGGTAACGCAATATTAGATTCATTAACAACCGAGCGACCGTTTTTAGTGATTCTTAAACCGTCATATTCTAAAACATCACCAGACTTAAATTCAACGCCACTCACACGCATTAAGTCACTTCCTGAAAGTGACCACTGAAAATCGTTTGTCGCTTTACCTATTGTTATTCTGACCTTTTTGTACATGTTAAATTGCTTGTTAGGGACTGTACCGTGATAGTAAACTTGACCCGCTTTAACATTATTAAAAATATACGTTTGTTTTGCAGTGTCATCAAAATCGATGTCATCATCAGACGCCCAAAAGCCATTGATTAGTTGCTTGTGCAAATCTAAACTTGTTTCAACTGATTCAGCAAACGGCAAATGTGTCGTAACAAATTCTAGTGATACATTACCGATGTTGTTTTTTTGTTCTGGTGTCAACACATTAGACAGTTTAACGAGATACCTTTTAGCGTTCACTTGAAGATTATCATCGTCAAAAATAGGTATACCATGATCATCTACTTGTTGATAATCAGTTGCCAAAGTGTTTTTAAATTTATAGTTTACTTTGTCGTGTCTACGCAATTCTTGAATATAAAACGGCTTTTCATCTTGTACTAGCTCATACAGCAAATTACGTTGTATTGCGTAATCTAGATTGTCATCAGCCACAAAGAACACGGGTACATGTATTTTACGTGAATGATACAAACTACTTACAAGATGCCTGCCGTGCATGCCTTCGTAATCTTGATAATCATCTTTCATTTCTATACTTTCTACAATTACGTCTTTAACAATCATTTTATAATCTTCTAAATGGTAGGAAGTACCATCTAGTTTCGTGATTTTAATGTCCATTTATGATACCTCCTACATTTCAAAGATTGAATGTTTTTCTGCCTGTTTATCGTTAACAATGCCGTAAATTGCATCATTGTCTAATCTCATTTCAATTCTTACCGTTTTCATTCTAGGGCTAGTTTCAAACGAATGTGTGTGTTGGATTTGTGTTGTGAGGTTTGCACTTAATCCTGATAATCCATTTAAACCACTTGTAGCATCAGATATGCTAGGCAAACTTAAAACTGGATTAAACGCTTTCGTTAATTGTCTAGCGACGTCGACAACGCTACCAACCGCATTTTGTCCCTCTTGATCAACACCAATTCCTAAACCTTGCATTGTGTACACACCAATCTGCTTAAAGACACGTGAAGGCGATTTGATACCTAATAAAGATTTCGCTTTATCAATAGCACCACTAACTGCGCCAGTTACCGCGTCAATTAAGGCACCTGCTGCATTTTTCACTCCGTTAACTAATCCCATTATGAGATTCCTACCAGCGTCCATAAATTCACCAACAAAATTGACTACCGCATTAAGCGAATCCTGTACTTTTTGTTTAATGGCATTGTAAAATTCTACCATTTTTGAAATTACAGTAGACACAATTTGACTGAATTTACTTGATACGACCGACCACATGTTCGATAAAATAGAGCTTAAAATGCTATACGCTTGTTGAATTTTTGTTGAAATCCATCTATAAACTTCACTAAATTTTTGACTTACAGTAGATGAGATTCTACTTAAAATTGAAGCGAAGAAACTGTATATAGCATTCCAAATTGTTGTTACAAATGAATTTATAGCATTTAAAACAGTTGTGATAACAGTTACTAATGTGTTCCAAACAGTTGTTGCTACCGAAACAACGGTGTTCCATATCGTTTGTAAAAAGCTTAAAATCGCATTCCATACCGTTTGTTGAATAGTTAGTATCGTAGTGATAACAGTTACAATAACAGTCACAAGCAAATTCCAAATCGTTGTTGCAATCACGATTAACGTATTCCATAAAGTTGATAAAAACGTTAGTATATTTTGCCATGTTGTCGTTAACCACGTTTGTATACTTATAACAATATTCACGATTGTTGTAAGTAATAATTGCCATAAAACAGATGCTATCGTTGCTAAAGTTGTCCACAGATTTATAAAGAAATCTTTAATTGAATTCCATAAATTGATGATGAAATTTCTAAAGGCCTCGTTTTTGTTCCACAAAATAACGAAAATCGCAATTAATGCGATAATTGCACCGATAACTAATCCGATTGGAGAAGTTAAAAACCCGATTGCAGCACCAAGCAACGGTAATAACCTTGCTACTAAACCAATAGGACCGCTTAATAAAGAAAACGCTTTACCTAATAATGGCAATACGCCTCTTAAGAACCCTAATTTTGATATTAAAGGAGCTAAATACGAAACAATGCCCGATAAAACAGGATACCAAGTCATTAAGACACCACCAAATGTAATTGCTAAACCAATGATTTGAGCAACGATTGGATGCGTCTCGAATAATTTTGCAACAAAACCGGCAATTGCATTGACAACATTCAGTACAACGCTCGCAATAGGTGCCATCGCTGTACCAAAATTAACCAACACCATTATGATGTTGCCAATCAAGCTCATGATTGTCGGGCCATTTTGTTGAACATAGTCGATAAACTTTTTAAATCCATCTGACTGAGCAACTTGCTCCGACCATGCACGGAACTTACTAGCCATTTGTGCTAACGCTTCAAAGATAGTTTGCGAATTTGAGCCGAAAGCTTTGAATAGATTAAAGATACCTAAAAATGTATCACCGAAAATTTTACCTATAATCGGTAAATTCACTTTCACATAATCGATAAATTTTTGAATACCATTTTGAGTTGAGACTTTGTTTGCCCATTTTTGGAATGATGCACCCATGTTATTCAATCCGTTTGCTACAAACTCAAAAAGTGGCGTAAATTGCGTTAGTATATTAACGAACCCATCACCAAAACGGCCTGCTGCACTCAATAAACTTGAAAAGACTTTAACACCTGACGTATTCATAGATTCAAAAGCTTTTTTAGCTGTACTAGATGATGTCACCCATTTCTTAAAACTTTGCGCGCTAGAATTTACAGCTTCTGAAACACCTTTTAAAAATGGAGTTAAGTTTTTTAAAGTGGTTTGTACACCATTCAAAGCTGATGATAAAGCACCAAAAATCGAATCAGCATTCAATCTAATGATTTTCTGCCACTCGCTTGTTACACCTTTAAGACTACGCTTGTATGCATAAGTTGCAGCACTTGCTTGCAATGTGCCGGCTTCTAGCATTTTAATAGCTGATGTAGCCATCGCACCAAATCCAACTACGCCAGCCCCTGCAATAGCAAAAGAACCCGCTAAACCGATAGCACCGCCACCGATGACAGCTAAAGCATTACCTACCGCCATAATCGCAGGCACTAAACTTGCGATTATTGGAATCAACGCACTAAATGATGACAGCAACGTGCCTTGAATCATATTAGCGCCAATAGTTCCAAATGTTCGGATTGATTTAGCGATACGATCCATATGCGCTACGAATTCATCACTTTGTTTGTTGAGGTAATCTAACATTTTAGAAAAAGGATTTTTTGAACCTTTTCCATCTACATCGACTCGAACTTTTCTTCGATTCGGTATGCTTCGTAGCAATGCTTTAAATAGTCTAATCTTGTTATTAGCAACACTGTTTTTAACTTCTAATTCTGTATTGACTGTTTTACCGTCTAATTTGTTGATTTCAGCTTTTGTTTTATTGAATTTGGATACAAAAAGTCTATCTTGTAAATCGATAGCTGTTTTAACTGATTTATTATCTAAAAATTGTAAGGCTTTTTCATAATTTTTTAGTTTAGTTTCAGCTATTTTTGTGCTTGCGTCTATTGTGGCATTTGCTTTTTTGCCGTCAATTCTTTCCAAAGCTAATTCCGCTTGTTTAACTTTTTCTTTAATTAGCTTGTCATCAGCTTTCAATTCAACATCTTTAATCCTAGCTATTGTTTTTTCATACCGTTGTAACGTTTGAATAGCCGTTTTGATAGCTTTTTTAAACTTACCTGTATTCGCTTTTAAATCCGCTGAAACAGTATAATCTTTGTTAGACAATCATTGCACCTCCTCGCTATTTAATACTGTTGTTAATCTCTGCTATGGCTTTGAAGAAATTGTTATTTTCAGGTTCCACTTCTTCAAGTTCATCTGTAAACACAATCTCTTTACCATCAAGCAATCGATTGTAATTAACCTCATAATCCAATATGTCATTTGGACTTTTGAACCTGTATACTTCTTTCGGTTCCTTTTCGGTCCCTTCATTCTTTGTTGCAGCTGCATCACGTATCGCAAACGCTAACTTGTAACGCTCATATTCTTCTTTCAAAACATCAAATCGTAATGCATACATGCGATAGTTAAACTCAGTCAAAGTCATTTCATTGATTTCTTTTAAACTGGTCATTTTCAAATCTGACATGCACGCGATTACAATTCTGCTGTATGTTATTGTTCTTCTGTCACTGTCTCCGCTTCCTCGTCTTTCAAGTGATCCTGTACTAGGTCTTGGGTCAATGGTCGCTCCCCCAAAAAGTCAATAATAGCTTGACCGAACTTCTTGAACGAACCATATTCATCACGCGCATTGATTAATACTTCTTCAAGCTCTTCGTCTGTTTTCGGACGTCCTTTTTGTCCTGAAGTAGCAGCGTTGACAACTTTTGCTAAAGCGATAATATTTCCTTTTTCTAACTTAGGAATTAACATTGATAGTCCTTCGCCTAAATTGATTTTTTCAACATTCAAGCCTAACGATTTGTCAATTGCAGTTAATTGACCTAATCCAAACTTCAATTCTAATCCGTGCTTTCCATTTTTTACTGTAATCATTTAAATAGCCTCCATAGTTTAAAAAATTAATAAAAAAACGGGCGATTTAGCCCGTTGATTATTCTGCTGAAATACTAACTGATTTTGCGTTGGGTACTGCTTGCACATTCGATGGTTTAGCGACGCCTGACACCATGTCATCTCTTGAATCTTCCATGTCCTCAGTATCGACTGTAGGTTGTGGAATGTTTTGAGTAACTTCTGTTGCAGCGTCGTCTTTAGTTGTGTTGTGGAATCGATATCCTGCGAGTTCAAGTTTCGTTTTAATCGTTTCAGGGATTGTCGCAAATCCGCGTTGGTATTTACCGAAAACATTAAATTCTGTTTCGTACTCATCAACGCCTTTTACTTCGCCTTTAGATTCAAATTTCTTGAATTTACCTTGATAATATTTCGCTTTGAACTTACCGGCGTTTACGCCCTTACCTTCCACTTTGCTTTCAATTTCCCACGCTTCATAAATGATACCGTCACGCACAGCATCCTCAACTTCATCAGCAAAACTATCACGATAGTCCATTTTAGCTGTGGCCGAAATGGTATTTTCAAGTGATCCACCAGTTGAGTAAGAATCGTCCATCGTATCTTCATTTTCAGAATCCGCTTCAAGTGACACGCTATACTCAGTTAAAAACATCATCTTTTTAGCGTCTACTTTTTGACCGGCGATTCTAAATAAAAACAATCTATCTTTACTGTCTTTTTTAGCCATACATTATGACCTCCTTGTTAAAATAACTTGTAGGTAGCGATAAACACTGTGTGTAGTAGTTGCCTATCGCTATTTTCTACATCATTTAATGTCTTAATATCCATGTCATCAATCATTAGTTGATAACCTTCTACGCTATCGATATTAGAGAACTCAGTATCGACCGAATACACAATACTGTCATGTCGTCCTCTATCGTCTGCATAAGTCCAAAAGTCAATTGTGGCGGTTAATTCACCGCCGAAATTATCCATATTGTACTTAGTTTTGTTTATATCTACATTTCTAACAACAAAAAAGGGATATGAGATTTGAGTGTTCAATTCTTTAAAATCAATAACATCAAATCCGTATCCCTCTAAAGCAGAATAAATATAGTCAAACAAAGCTTGTTGCGCTGTGGATTTTAACATGTAACACCTCGCTAACCATTCAACAACCGTCTTAAATCTTCAAGCGTTGATTTTTTCAATGTTTGATAAGTTGGAAACATAAATGGTGCCGCTTCCATGTATCGTGTACCAAATTCAAGGAAGCCGCTGTAATGGGCGGTAGAAATAACACGATAGTGTAGTTCTCCCACTTTTTTTACTTCTATTGACCTAGCTAGATTACCAGTCCAATAACCCTTATTCATCACTTTTTTAGCATTAGATACTGCAATTCCAATACCTTCAATAGCATTGTTTTTTAGAATCTCATCAACATCATCATCTATGTCATCGTACATTTCTTCTAGGTGACTCATTAAACCCTTAAACCCTCTAGATTGCATTAAAAAAGCACCTCGCTTATAAAAAGTGAAGTGCTATGATCGTACACACGGATATCCATGACTTTGTATTTTCTGCCTTTTAACAAGACGTGTGTTGGTTCGAATTTTAATTGTTTAGGCAAACGCACTACCGATACATCTTTAGCCATTTCGCCAAATTCGAGCTGAGTACGCTCTCTCGACAATCTATTAACATTACACGGTATTTTTGTATATGTTTTGTGAGTGGCTTCTTTCTTTTTGGTCAAAGGATTATATTTACTTCGCTCTTCAACGACAAGGTCGACTCGTTCTGAATACCTCAATAGAAATTCACGCTCCCTCGCTCACTTGAATCAAGCTTAGGATACAAAGCATCAATAATACCTTGATATTCTTCAAAATCATTACGCTCAAAACTATTACTACGACCGTCTTGCGAATCTGTAGACATACCTTCTGCACCGATACGATTGTACCGTTTTGTTGAAACTTCAACGACTATAAATCGTAACCTGTCAGGAATGCTAATTGTGTCTACCGGCAATCTCGATAACAATTCAGCAGCAACATTGTCGATGATAGAATTTAGCTGTTTATCTTGCTCGCTATCATTCAATCCTATACGACTTTTAACGTCGTCTAAGTAACTCATCTTAATCACCACTATTCAACTGTAATAGTGATTTGTGCTGTTTTATTACTACCATCTTTTGTCGTCGCTGTAATTACCGCTTCACCAGTTTGTAATGCATTAATCACTCCTGTGTTTTCATCAACAGATACGGTTTCAGGTGCATTAGATGCATAACTTAACGATTTATCAGTTGCTGTGGATGGCGATATATTAGGTTCTAATTGTTCATTTGTACCATTGGTAATAGTTTTACTTTCAGGCACAAAGCTAATGCTCGTGATTAAGATTGAGTTTGTAGTAAATTCAGGTACATCAACTTTTTCTGATTCTTTACCATTTTCCTCAAAAGCAACTTGATAAATCCCTTCTGGGTAAGTTGTAGCAGGATCCAAACCAGAAACACTCACAGTTAAACGTCCTTCACCTTCTTTAGAATCAATAACTTCGCCATTTGTGTATAATTTTAATTTTTTAACCATTTTAGATACCTCCAATTATTCCGATTGCCCCTATTCCGCAGAAATGTTAATCGACCTAGAATTAGGCGTCACTTCCACGTTTTGGGGTTTACGAGGGTAAATTTACCGCGTCGTCCGCTTTGATAGACACTTTAATAACCGCGTCGATGTTTTCTGGGAACATTGAAATAGCCGACGCATAAATAGTGTCTGATGTTAAACGTTGTGGTTGAATGTCATGTAACACACCAACAAAACCAGTCGCATCAGTTGCAAAAGCAAATGCACGTGCTAACTCACCGCGTGGATTAGCATATGCCACGTTTAAGTTTTCAGCCACTGTCATCCACACTTCGCCTTGTGGCACGTCTGCAAACTCTACAATCTTAACGCCTACATAAGGTGTTAAGAGGTTCACACCGAATTGCGCACCTGTTGAGTTAATAAAGCCGTTTGCTAAATACTCAGCAGTATCATTTGGATTTACGAAAGCGATAGGTGTAATCTCGTCGTCTAATAACACAGACAAGTTTGCACGTCCTTTAGATAAAGCACCTTGTAAGTTTTTAGCGCTTAACTTTGCTTTGTTTGTACGTTTTTCATTTTCAATTGCTGATTTTAGCGTTCCGAAAAATTTAGCACGGAATTTTTTCTGAACATACTTAATCATCTCGTTGTCAGTTTGATTAATAGCTAAATCATAACCGTGCGCTTGAATTGCTTCTGCCGATGTCGATTTACGATATTTAGCAAACTGTAATTCAGTAATATCAACTTGTTCACGCGTCACTTTTGTTAACGGAATTACGTCACCTTCTGCTACATCTCCGTTTGGTTTTTCAGAATCTTCTACTTTGAATCGATATTGTTTAAGCGCTGAGCCGACGTTCATAGGGATTTTGTTTTGAATCGCTAAAGCTTCAAATAATTTGGTTAATCCCACACCTAACTTATTAGCAAAATCGATAGACTTCGCCTTTCCTAATGCTTCCACATTAATTAAATTGTTTTCTACTGGCATAAATATTTACCTCCATTTTTAGTTGAATAAATGCATGTTTTGTGCGATAGCACTTTGTCGTTCGCTATCGTCTTTAATCGCAAGAATTTCATCCCGACTCAATCCTGACTTACTGAAAGATTTAGGCGAATTTTGTCGTAATGTTTCTTGCACTTTCTTTTGAACCATTTCATCAAGAATCTTTGTAAGGTTGTCAACGTTGTTTTTTGTCGTTTCAGCGCTATCAGACACAACAATGTCTAACAACTCATCACTCACGTCGATATCCTTGTCTTTGAACATCACACGGGCTTCTGAACGCATCTCATTCATAGCCTTTTCAGCACGCAATTGATTCAATTCTGCTTCTAGCTTTTCGCGTTCATATTCGGCCTTTTGATCCTTGTTCATTTTTGCTAATTTAGCAGCTTCTTCGGCCTTTTCTTTCGCATACTCATCTGCTTTTTTCTTCTCTTGAGCCACACGACGTTCAATGATTTCATCGACTTTCTTTTGTTGCTCGGCTGTGAAAGTTACTTCATCTTTTTTGTTCTGTTCTTCATTTTCAGTATTTTTGTTAGCACCTTCGTCGTCCGCTTCCTCTTCCGAAAAGAACTGTAAATTAAACTTAAGTTTATTTTCTTTCATGAGATATACCTCCATTTTAAGTCTGTCGACTGCTATCCATGCACCTTTTAACGCCGTGAGCACGTTTTGGGCAATAAAAAAAGCCACTGCAGCACAGTAGCTTAAAAATGCGTATAAAAATAGCACCTCAACCATTATTATCGGTTAGGTGCTTAATCTAAAATTTCAATTGATTTAATTTGGCTTTCATCAAAATCATATAATAGTTTGCCACTATCTAAATGTATAGAATCTTCTCCACTTTCATTATCCATTTCATCATCGTAACCAGCGGCTCTCCCGATGAATATTTTTCCGTTAGTTAACTCTATCTTTACTTTTTTTCCTACATATGTCCATAGTTTCATCGCTTTTCACCCTTTCCGTTCGGTATTATATGACTTCCAGTTTTCGAGTAGTGTACCGTTCCTCGTTTTGTTTCTATAAATTCACCGTCAATATAATCTTTACCGATAATCTTACCAAAATCAATAATTTCTTTATTTTTCCAGTTCCCAAAGTCATCCGCGATTAAACTACCTTTACCCGCTTTTTGATGTATTAATGAATTTAATTCACTGTTATCTAATAGCGTATAACTTGGTATTGCCTTACCTTTTTGTAAATTCTTTTTCTTATAATCTTCATACAATTGATGACCTAATTGGTGTCGATTCTGCTTTTCAACGTTCAATTCAACTTTTATTTTACCACTATCAATGGCATCCGTCATTTCTTTTTTAGCTAAAAGTTGTGTCGTTTCCTCTTCGTCTAACTTATACTTACCTTTACGTTTTTTAAAAAAGTCGTCACGCCAATTGCCCAAACGTGGTATCGTCGTGCTTCGACAATGTGGATGCATAGGAGGAGCGTTAACACCTGGTGTCATGTCCTTGACTTTGTATACTTTCTTATCATGATGACGACACACTTTAGATGTCTTTTCATCACGTTTCGCAACAAATTCATATTCACCATCTTCGCCGAGCGTTTCAAGGTATGACAGCTTTTGTGCTTCCGTTTGCACACGTGCTGATTCAGTAACAAGTAAACGTTTAGCATCATGTGTTGTAGCACCTGTTTTCTTTTTGAAGTCAGCAACGTATTCGTTCGGGTGTCGACCTCTGTTAACAACATTTGTTGCAACTCGTTCGACTTCCTTGCGCACTAGATCCATATCGTCCCACAAGCGTTCTGACCATGTAACACCTTTGAAGTTACCATTAACAACTGCCTTAATCTTCTTGTCAGTAACATTGATGTCAGTACCTAAAATGCCTGATTGTCGCTCTACTTCTCTATCAATAGCTTTAACCAACGACTTTTCTATGTGGTTTTCTACTTTGATACTTGCTTCGGTCACTAACAAATCAAGATTCTGCTTTAACAACTTCTCGCGCGATACATACATCTTAGTATTGTACTTTTTAAGTTGCTTATTTGCTTCTTTGCTAAAGTCCTTGTTTTTAACCAACACTTTAGCTTTGTTCTGAAAAGCGACGACATCAAATTCATCAACGATCTTCTTAGCTTCGGCAATCGTAAGACCTTCAGCGGTCGCGTATTTAGCGTAAAATGCAAGTAGTTCCTTTGCAATCTCAGCATACATCAATGTGACTATACGTTGTAATTCAGCCGCTGCCTTTGCATCTTCTATCAATTCACTGTTTATAGTATTTTGCGCACGCTCTAACCAGTAATCGAGTGAATCAGACATTAGAATCATCTACATTCGCATGATTTTCAAAAGCTTCACCGTAACCACGCTTATCAGCCTGCTTTTCTCGTTGTACTTCTTCTTCGTGCATTTTTTCGAGTTCCTCTTTAGGATTATCAATAAAGTCTAACAAACTCAAACGTGTGCTTTCAGATACACCACCACTAAGCGCGTTAAACGCATTGATAGATTCCATCATAGACTTTGGTAAGTTAGGCGTAAACGTAATTGTTAGATCTGCGTAATTATGTTGCTTTAATCCCGTCAAATTAACATTGTTCAATAACAACTTATACCGCTTCATCAATCCTTTTTTAAACAATCGCTCTTTAATCGCTCTGACTTGTTCAAGACCGAATAGCTTGTATTTCATAGCTTCTCCGGATTGAACACCACTAAACTGTTCGTCATTCAAATCAGGCGTATTTGTATACTTGTGAATGTCGTTTTGCAATCGCTTCTTATACGCTTCAACGCCAGCAACATCATACTGCTTATAAACATACTTAACTTCTGCCTTACCTTCTGAGCCATTCGCGTTTGTACCGGGCTGTAAATGAATCATATTCGCGTCTCTAAACGCTTTTGCATCTTCTCCGTCTAAATCTACATTACCGATAATGGCAAGCATAGCATCGTTTAAATCAGTCATGTAGTTAGCTGTATCAGACTGCGCACTATCGTACAAATCAATTAAAGTAATAACATTCTCAAAGTCACCTTGTTTAAACTGGTCATTTAGATATTCGATGATTGGCACATCATTGTAGTAATGTTCTACTTCTTCTACACGATGATATGTGCCACCTTTAATTTCAATATAGTAAATTTTATCTGTCGTATATACTTCGACATGCTGAACTGGTACTTTGTCCTTATCTTGCTTTTCAAAGTACCTCACGCCTGCAACGACTTTTTTATCTAACGTTTGGTCATATACTACAAAAGTGCTTTTAGGATCTAACACTTTGAATGTGTCTTTATCTTCAAAATCACGATATACAATCTCATAAGCGCGTCCATAAATAGACAAATTCAACGCTAAATCACTGTTAACCTCATCAGCGTCATTCAAATCGTTCAGCTCAATGATTTTGTCGTTCGTTTGATTGTCCTGATGTGTAATTGTTATAGGGTTTCCTGTGAGATAACCAACGATAAAACGTGACACGTACTTCGCGTAATTATGTACTGCTCTGTGGTCAGCCTTGTCCCCATATTTTTGCAATCGACGTTCACCAGCTAGAATGTCAGTATTTCTATTCAAGTAATAAGCTTCTAGCATCTCTAAACGTGGCACTTGTTCAACTTGATGTCTGCTGATGAAGTTTCTGAGGCTTTCCTCTTTTAATAATTCCGCTAAATCGCTGACAACAAAGTCATCGTTAGCAAGAGGTGAAAACTTTGTATTAATGTTATTGATTGTATATACAGTCATTGTTAGCCTCCTTAAAATAAGCTTTTAATCTTACGTAATGTATTTTTGTCTTTTTTCTGATGCTTTTTCTGTATGGTTAATGCTTCAACTGCGTATCTTAATGCATCAATGCAGTGATTATAAGTGTCAACAGGTTCGTTGTAATATTCATCCGTATTTTTGTCTTTTTTCCAAGTATAATTGTCAAATTCCTCAATTGTTTTATAACAACGTTCGTCGATAACAATGTCAAATTGACTAATAAATTGAATACCTGCCATGACGCTGTCTTTCCCTTTCATCGCTGGCACAATTCTATCTATACCGTTTGCTTTGATTTCCATAATGCTTTTTTGTTCAGCCGAATCAGCCGTTATTTTTTCTTTCGAGTAACCTAAGTCATTGATAACTTGTGCAATCTCGTTATTTAGCATCCCTTTTTTAACATATTCCGACATGACATAAAGCTTTTTGTTATCGCTGTCTATTTTCACGTGAATAAAAGCACTAGGATCATTGACATATCCAAAGTCTAAACCGAAATACGAAGGTAAATGACCTACTTCTTTATCGCTAATTATTCGCTTTTCATACTTAGGGAACACCAACTTATCAAGTGTTGCGAATTCGCCTAACGCATATATTTTGTAATATGCCGGATTCCGTGTTGCTAGCATCTCTAAATTTTCACGTGTCATATCGTCTAAAAACTTATTGTCTTTGTAACTCGATTGTCTAATCAATACGCCTTTCATCGGTTTACCATGTTCAAAAAAATATTTGTATACCCAATTCAACTTAGACACAGGGTTGAACATTAAAAAGATTTGTTTCAGTTTGTGTTTACGCTCTCTCAAACGTAAAGTCAGCTGTGTGTAATCATTTAACGTAAACTCAGATGCTTCTTCCATAACTATATCTGACACTCCTTTTATCGATTTGATTTTTTCTGGATTATCTAATCCCTTAAACAAAAAAACTGCGCCATTTGGAAGTTCGACTTTGTTATCTGTCTTATTCCATAGGCACATGTCCCAGATACCATAATTGATTAAACATTCTTTCACATCTTCAAACAAACTGTCTTTGATTGTCGACTGCACTTTTCTCAGCCACAAAATACGTCTTGGATATTCCCAGTCTTTCAAAGCTTTCAGTACAACTTTTTGAATAACGCCATGTGATTTACCACTTGAACCGCCACCATAATGGACTTCAGTAAAGTAATCGTAATTGAACAGTATTTCGAATATATTTTTGTTGAACACTTTTGACGGCTGCTTAAAGTTCAAACTAACTTTCGTCATCGTAATCACCAATGTTTATTTCGATATTCTTTTGTGTGATCTCTTTTTTATCAATATACGCACCATGTACTTTTAAGATATGGTCTATTGACCGCTGTCGCTCTTCTACATTAGGCGTGATAGTGTAAGTCACTTCTCTATCTACTTCACCACTTAGATGGTCATATCGCTTCGTATAAGCTGTCTGTGGTTCTCCTCGCGCAATTGATGCGGATAATGCTAAAGCTTCCGTTATACTCATTAGGCTTTCTACTTGAGCCTGCTCGATACGCTCTTTAACGTACTGCTTTATTGTAGTATTTTGTAGTAACTTCGTCGCGTTAGTATTTGCTTTGTTTTTAGAATAGCCCGCCTTGATATACGCTTGCGTTGCGTTACCACTTTTAATGTATTCATCTGCAAATCTTTGTTGTTTTATGCTTAACTTCATCTCATATATCACCACTCTCGCGCTAATTGCATAATAGTATTAAAAAGACGCCACACAATGTGCAGCGCCTAATGATTTTGTTTTGATGTTTTATTTGAGTTGTACACTCATATCAACCACATTCAATGTAGCTCATATCAGCACACAAAAGACGCCTCTCAGGCGCCTTAACGTTCTTTTAATATCAATAAAGGAGTATGGGAATCAACAAAACCGAAAGAATCATCGTCGTACATTTCTGCACACTATTAATATAATGTAATTCGTCAATATCGTAAATAACGTTAAAGTACCTTACTTTTATGTGACGTTTTAAACTCTATTCTTTTCATCAGCTCAGAATGTTTGTTTTTAATATACTGTTCAGAGTATCCTAGAGACTCAGCAATGTCTGCTAACTTATACCCTTTAATAAACCTTAATTTCAGTATCTTGTGTTCTAATCCCTCAAATTTATCAATAACATCAAGAATCTTTTTCTGTCTTGTTTTTAAAGTTTGCAACCTCTCATTGATCACGTTGATTTCATCGACCACATTATCTGTTTGCTTGATACGTGATAAAAAGTCGTGCTTTTTACCCAATCTAGCCTTATCGTTGACGCTGACTGCTCCCCAGTTCTCGATTTCATCGTTACAAATGTCTTTTCTAAGTTTTAAACTTTCTATTTCTAATTTATTAGTTCTATACATCTCAATCAATTCAATCATTTACTCACGCTCCTTGATTCTGTCACGCAACAATTCAACCTCATACCCTTTAGCTTTCAAATCACCTTTCAAATTAGCGTTCTCGATCATGCTACCAACGAGTAAGAGCGATACAAAGATAAGCATAATAACCAACCACACCATTACCCACTCACCTCCGCACGTATATCGTTTAAATCGATATGATCATATTCATTAAATGCGTCTACGTCATCGTTAGCTGTTAGTATGATGGTTGCTTGTTCCGTTAGGTACGTACCTAACTCATATAACGCCAATGTGATTAATAAGTTGATTGTTCGTTTAATCATTCTGTTTCCTCCTTATTAAGCCCAATCCGGCATATTGCATGCAATAACTTGCTGTTTAACTTTAGGGCTCTCATACTTCTTAATCGCTTCCTCTTTACTTTCTGCTTCCACAACCTCAAAAGACTGATTCTCTCTGGCTTTAGTTGCTTCTGTGAAAGTTTGACCTGTGCTATCTGTGAATGTTGTAATTAGGTATTGTGTCATTCTTTTAAAGCCCTCACTATTATTTCTAATTTTTCAATTAGTATTAAAAATAGCATTACTATTAAAACTGCTAACATATCTTTTGCAGCAAAAAAACTTGCGAGCAATATTAAAATGATAAAAATCATTAATTTGTATACAATGCTGCGTTCATAATTGCCGAAAATATATTTATCGGCAAAATAGCTTAATACAACCAATCCTATCCCTGCTATCAGTAAAACAACCACGTCATTCATTTCTTTAGCACCTCTTTTATTTTGGTTAATATATCTTTAGAATCCGCTTGACCCGAACCCTTTTTCTCCTCTTGCTGACTCACTTGTAAATTCCTCCACTTGTTCTAGCTCTGGTGTAATGATAGGCACAATAACTAGCTGTGCTAGTCGGTCACCTTTGTTAATTTGATATACTGGGAAATCTTTATATAAATCATCATCAATTATTCTCCCATCTACACCATAAACTCCGCTGTATAATCTGTCTGCATGGTCGAATAAATCATCATATGGGTCTTCATAGACATAATCATTCTTAATATTAATCTGCATATGACCTTGATATCCTGCGTCAATCTTTCCCGTCTCAATCACTAAATGCGTTTTACTACTCACACTACTACGGCTAGTTAATAACCCCACATATCCTTTTGGAATGTTTACTGCGATGTCAGTAGCAATTAACGCTTTCTCTTGCGGTTCCAACACCACTGTTTCGGCTGCATAGATGTCGAATCCTGCATCAGTATCGTGCTCACGTTTTGGCATTGTCGCGTTCTCTGATAATAGTTTGATTTGTAGTGTATTAATCATTGTTTGTGTCCTCCATATTATTTTCTAATCTTTCAAGCGCGCCTAAATAAATTAAGCCAACCATTTCAAACTCTTCTCGTGTTAATACTGGTGTAACTCTCTTTGCTATCGTTAAAAGTTCTCTAGTTTCTGCTAGGCTTATCTCCATTTCACTCGTCCTCCTGTAATTTATTTAAATGCGCTTTAATTTCCTCTGTTGTATGTCCGTTATCCGGTATCCACGCTAATGTTCCATATCCGTTAAATTTACACAAGGTTTTTCGATTCGCTATAAACCACTCTGCTGCTGCGCGTAATACTTCTTCAGTGGCTACACGTCTGTTATCAATATCCATCATTGAATCTTTATTGATCTTTGCCATGTAAATGTCTTTCGATATGCATGCCACTACTAATTTTATGTTTTCAATTTTCATTTCATTCTCTCCTTTTATCTTTTTAAGTCCTCAATAAAATTAAGCACTCTATCGATGTCTATCTGCTTGCTTTCTGATTTACGTTTGTTTAGCCAAAAATCAAGTTCATGCCACCAATCATCGTTTTGATTCTTTTCTTCTAGCAATGCGTCACGTTCTGACATGATTTCAAACATTTACTTGTCCTCCATAATTTTATTTAATCTCTGTTGCACTCTGTCGTAATAAGGATTGTCCGACCATACTTTTTTGTGGTGTAAGTGAGCGTTGAACAAATCAACTACATCGTCTAATTTGCGTTTTAGATCGTCTCGTTCCTCCCCAAAGCTTTCTCTCCAGTTGCATACAGAAGCAATGTGGTACATTACATCTTGTAAATTATCCAATATTTCACCATCTTCATCGATATAACTTTCGAATTCTCGATACTCTGTTGAATTGCTCCCCTCAAAAGTAGCGCCAAAACCATTTTTAATACATTGAAATTTAAAGTCATATCCTGCATAATTTACGTGACATTCCAATTCGTCATTCTCATTTTTATAGATTTTAATCATCATCGTTCCTCCTTTAACAATTTTTTGTTTTCGTAAATATTCCCAACAACCTCTAAAAGTTCTATTTTCTCGAATAAATCTTCCACATAGATATCCCACTCAATAATTGTTTTAGCTTCTTCAATTCGAACTACACCATATTCTTCATCCATGTCGTCCCACACAATATCACCTTGGTACACCTCGACAGTATGCTTGTCAGTCAATCCTGTCGACTGCATAAGTTCATAATTAAATATTTGATGTAAGGAGCTTGCTAATGCTACTAGAATTTCCGACCCGTTAATTTGAATGGTTAGTTCATCAGGGCTATACATTTCATTCCTTCTTTTATCCCATGCTCTAAATTTGGGTATCATCTCATACACTCCTTATTTCGTTTTACATCACGTCTATCAACTAACATGGTCACGCGGTTGTGGCTGACATTAACCACAAACCCTTTTACACCACGTTTTCTTAATTCTCGTTGTAATTCTGTCGGTGATTTACCTGCTGTGTTGTATTTATATTTCGCACGTTTAACATTGCTTAAATCACGACGGGATGTACTCATTCGCATCACCTAGCCACTCAGGCCACTTCGTTGTCTGCATAATGTGCGGATAATTATCTTCTACAAAAGTCACATTTAGCTCACGTTCAATCATTTCGTTTGGCGGCAATTTATTCAGTGATGAAAAATGGAAGTGATCATTATCATCATTTTGTATAAACCACGCACCATAAGCTTCACGCGTTAAAACATCACACTGTACCACAAGCCCGTTCATACCTCTTATTAGCATGTTAAATAATAAGAATGGTATTGTTCTATCACTTAATTCTTCAGCAGTATAGAAGTAAAATGACGGCATATATTCAAGAGGTGAGTGTTTCATTCTGTCGTCATCCCATTTTTGAATTAAGATACCTCCAGTTCCTGCCGCAGGTTCGTAATACGTACCATCTTCGCTACTAACGAATGATGAAAGTAACTTTGAAATTGACTTAGGTGTGAAGTCTTGCTTTTTCTTTTTTCGATCTGCATGTTCGTCTTGAAAGTACTCATGGAACCAATCGAATGTAACGTCATATTTGAATAATTCTAGAAATTGTTTAAACACTTTGTCTCGTTCATCTCTATCACCACACAAGATGTCCATTAGTATTTTGGGCGCTTGATAACTATCTTTTGTGTTTAATATTTTGTTGATCTCATTCGTAACGTTCATTTTTTATACTCCATTTCTTTGTCGTCCCAAAATTTGATAGCGAAGTTTATGCTTTCTTTCGCCTTTTTTAAATCTTTAACTCCATTTTTAAAAGGTGCTCTAATGATGTATTTGATCGCGTTATAAATTTGTGCTGAAACAATCGATTGTTTGTATCTTTTTACAATCATGTTTATAACCTTGATGGCTTCAGTACCATTTTCAAACATATAGTGATGAGGTCTCTTTACCTCTGAATGTGTCGCAATTTTTGTGTTGCTAGGCACTTTGTACCATTCTGTGTTTGCATTTATAACAGTGCAGGTACCATTTTTAAAATCAACTTGCGCTTTGCTACCTTTTTCATACACATCGATAACCTCTCCATTTTCAAAACACGGTTCATAAACCCATTTTTCGTCATCTTCATCACGCACGCGTTGTACTCCACGAACAATCTGTACTTTATCACCAATTTTCAAATCTTTAATTTCCATGTCGTTTTCCTCCCACCGGCGTACTGACAGCCTTATCGACTGACCATCCTAAATTGATTACTCTGTTATATACGTGTCTGCGTTCTACGTTGTTTTTATGCATCTGTTGTACTTGCTCATCAGTTAGTATGATACGTCTGTCTATATTTCTAATTTTCACGACCATGTCACCTTGCTTTTTAGATATAGATAAAAGTCGCTCGGCTCAACGTGTTGCGGGTACTTTTCTAAATGACTTCGGTCGACTCTCTCGATACGATAACGACGATAAGCACTTTTTGATTTTAATTCGTCGTAATAGTCGACAGTCGTTTCAGTATGTTTTTGACCTTTCTTTCCAAAAATACGATTCATGACTAACCCTCCTCAATAATTTTCAAGGCATCTTCCACACTGTATGCGACGCCTGCAATAGCGCCGTTACGTTTAACCACATCTATAAAATGCTTTTGCACATCTCGAACACGTCCACCTGGTTTCTTTACTTCGATAAAAAATATTTTTCCATCAGGTCTAAAACCGAATAAGTCACAAAATCCTGGTGGTAATCCTGTATCAAAAATTCGTCCGTCTGCAGTTCTGACTTTTCCAACGTTCGCCCGAAAAATCATATTATTTTTAGAAACTGCAATTCTGATTAAGTTTTGAATGTCTTGTTCTGTCATTTGTATCCTCCGTAATAGTTGGAAGAGTTTAGGAGGAGTTAAAATACAGCTACTCCCTTACTCTCCCAATAATTTGGAAGAGTTTTTATTAGTTGGAAGGGTTTCAGGAAACTTTTTAAATACTATTTCTATTTCTTTTTATTTATTTACTTTTATCTTATTACTCTTCCAACTCTTCCAAATAAGAAATAAAAGTAATATAAAAGGCTTTGTAACAACGTTTTAAGACTGGAAGGGTTTTTCTAAAACTCTTCCAAAACTCTTCCAATAACCCTTCCACAATGTAAAATTACAAGTTGAGTTTTATAAAATTAGGGTTGTACTCTTTCAAAAGTTCTATTCCTAAATATTGAATTCCGTTTGATGGCTTCCATTTTATTTTTTTCTTCATTTCTTTACCGAATTTAGTACTAGTCATACGGTACTGATGATTCTCTTTAGCCCACATGTCATAAGCCTGAAATAGCACGTTGCCTCTAACTCTTGATGTTTCACTTCTTTTTCTACAACACTCATCTAAAAACATTTCTATCGGGTCCATCTCTGTACGATATTCTTCTCTCTGCTCTCTGATGATTTTAGGTTCGGCAAGTCCGATTTTTTGCCATTCAAGATAGCCGTCAACGCACCACTTGATGATTGCAGGTAATTCCTTTTTAAGTTTCTGTGTTAGATCCTTATCAACTTCGTTCAGTGGTATTTGCTTTTCGAACGGTATGATGACGAATCTTCGCCAGATTCCCTCGTCAGTGCCTCTAACGTAAGGCTTGTGGTTGGTTGCCATCCATAGTTTTAACTGCGGTGTAAACTCGAATTCGTTTTCGTATAGTCGACGTGCTGATACCTTGTCGCCACCTGTTAATTGTTTTAATAGTCCCTCATCGAATCGGTCGCCCTCGTTAAGTTCCGTAGTAGTAACGAATCGAGCGCCATCGAGTTTTGCGATTTCCGGTGAAGCATCAGAATTGTTTTTTCCGGCCATAATCGCTTGCGGACGAATATTCGTTGAGTAATCGCCGAACACTTCTCCCATGATGTCTAAAAACACCGATTTACCATTACGACCGTTACCATATAGCACAAACAACACTTGCTCTGTGGTAAACCCTGATAACGAATAACCTACTGCACGTTGGATATAGCTGATTAATTCTTGTCTGCCCAAAAAGATGTCGTTTAAAAAATCAAGCCATATTGGACAATCTGCATTATCGGTATATTCTGTGTTACTCATTTTAGTGAAGAATTTGTTTTTCTCATGTTCGTGCAACAATCCAGTAGTTAATTCGATATAACCGTTCTGTGTGTTAAACAGTGTGAAATCCGCATCAAAATTATGATGATGAATCGGCAGTAAATGCTGACACTCTTTCATCATGTTGATTTTTTTACTGTGGTTGCGTGAATCTTTCCAATGTCTGTATCGATACTTCTTCATATCTTCCTCGTCCACATCATTACTGATGTACAGTTTTTCATCTTTCAACTTATTCACAACTTTATCCACAAGGTGCTTCATCTTACCCGCATCATCTTTTTTCCATCGCTTCCCGTCGTAATAAAACCATGCATTCGCTGTGTAGTTGTATCTAATGTAATCACCATAATAATCACGCAAACGTTCAGCGTTACCTGTGTCATCGTAAGAATAACGTTTGTCTTTTTTTGCAGGCTTGACGTCTTGTTCCATGACGTAAATTTGAAAATCATTGTCAGGTGAAACTTCGGGAATAAACTCGTTACTGCAACTTTCGATTGCTCTTAAAATTGTGATATTGCCGTACGTATCTTCACCACGTTTTTCATCCCACTTCTCACGATATAAAACCGATTTTCTGAAAATAGCGTCCATTTTTTGAGGATCACGCGCAGTCCAGAATGCTAAATCGTTACAGAAAGCTAAGTCTGCTTCTGATTGTGATGAGTAGAATTGTGACCAATCACCCTCATACAATGTTGTAAAACGTAAACCATTTTTTGATTTTTTAGCTATGTCTATAATTTGTTCTTCTGATAAGTCATTGCCGAATCCTTTGTTGGTGTTAATAATTTTCTTTTCTGTATCAGGTTTCAAAATGTATTTACTGTGTAAGTACGATAATTTATTCATCTCATCTTCTGAAATACCGTTATAACCACCAATGTGTTTGCCTGTCATTGTAAAGAATCGACCGTGATTATAAATCTCAACGTTGCCACGTCTTCTTCCTTTTGCAGGTAATTCACCTTTAACGATTAAGTGAATTCCGTTTCCTGACGGACTGATTTCTGCATAGGTTTCTAGTATCTCCACAAACTCAGAAACGATGTTTTCAGCATCTTCATTTTCTAAATATTCGGTAATCTCTTTACCGACACCGTCAAGGTCAACACCGATATAAGGCTCTTTAAAGAAAAATCCAATACCGTCATAGTTAATAGATAGACTTGCAGCATCTTCGAATGAAACCCACGTTGATTCATCGTTTGATTTTGCCATTTGGTTGGTAAGAGGGTTATAAGGGCGTTTTGTTTTACGCCCGTTTGTACCCTGCTCAATCCTGAAGCAACACCAACGATCTAATTCTTTTAATTCGTAAGGTATATTGTCGTACATAATAACCCTCCTTGTTTTTATTTACGAATTAAAATGGTAAGTCATCGTCTTCAACGTTAATTTCTCCCTCCGCAAAAGGATTACTGCCGTCTTCAGTAGTTTTAAATTGATGTGTCATTTCAGGTAATGCAGTTTTATCCCAACGTTTAACATTTAAATTTTCATAAGTTTTGCCGTTGTATTCTGATGTTTCATTTTTAACTGTTACTTTGACTGGCTTACCTAAAAAGTCGTTGAATAGCTCTTCGATTGACGAATATGCCTTACCTTGTTGCAACTGTGCCGCTGCACCGATTGTGTTGAAGAATCGCATGTCGTATTTACCAGTAGCTTTCGCTTTCCAAATTTTATGGAAAATGATGTTGTTTTTGTATTTTTGGTTTACATCGTTTCTGATTGTCAATCTAACGTCGACATGTTCTGCACCGCCCGGCGTTACGTTTTCCTCACACTTCGTGATGACCGCTTCGTATGTGCCATCTTGAATTCCTCCGTCAAAAGTATCTTCCATGTTTAAAGTAAAATTCGTCATAATTTTATTCCTCCGATTTTTTTATATTAGTCCTAAATGTTTGCCTTGATAATATGCCCAACCAGGCTTATAGTTAAGTGATTCGGCGAGTTCGTACAACTCTTTCATACTCTTGCAGTCTTTAGGCTCTTTGAAATTTAATTTAATAAATGTTTCTTCTGTAATTTCTTCTAATTCTGTTTCTGTATCTTGCTGCAATTCTTGTTCTTCTGTCTTCCACTCGTGCCCACAATACGGACATTCTGAATGTGTGGACGCTACTACGCTGAAACATTCAGGGCATTGTTTAGCCATGACAGTATTTTCCTCACGTTTCTTCTTATCCACGCCTTTAAAATGCTCGTGCCAGTCATGTTCGGTTGTAGGTAAACCATGCGTAAGGTAATTACCAACGTGATCAATAATGATTGCAGTCTTATTCTCTTGATAACGCATAGCTCTCATGGTTTGCTGAATAAATAATGTGAGTGACTTTGTCGGTCGTAACAGTATCACACAGTGACAATCTGGCACGTCCACACCCTCTCCATATAATTCGGCATTGACAAGAATCTGTATTTCATTGTTTCTAAACTTTTGCATTGCTTCGTCACGTTCAGCTTTAGGCGTCTTACCATCAACTTGTAGGGCTTTATAACCTGACTGATTGAATTTTTCAGCCACCTGCTTACTCGATTCAACATTGTGTGTGTAAATGATTGTTTTCTTACCGTCTGCAAATTTTTTGTAGTTTTCAACGGCGTCACCGTAAATCGTGCTTTTCATCGCGTTTGTAATGGAATCACTGCGATAATCACCTGTGCTTGCCGTTTTAAGTTGATTAGCATCGAGTAAATTCACCGAATAATATTTAAACGGTGCTAATCGTTTGTTATCGATTAACCACTTAACGGTTTTACCGGGTATTAAGTCAGTGAACACGTCTGTAAAACCTCTACCATTCAATCTGCATGGTGTCGCACTGAAGCCAAACACATAAGCGGTGGGAAACGCTTCGAATATGTCAATATACGTTTTAGCTAACGAGTGATGTGCTTCGTCAACTAAGATGATTGATGGTTCAGGTTCTGCACCACGTTTGACACGGTTCTTGATTGTTTGAACCATGTCGACATGGCATAGATCCATGTCAACGTTATTTAAACGGAATGTGTTTTTAATCTGATTGACGAGTTCTATTCTGTGGACACAAAATAATACTCTGTTCCCTTTATCTGTGGCTCTTCTAGCAACTTCTGACATTGTGACTGATTTACCGCTTCCTGCATTCAGGCAGGCGACTGTACCATAATGTTTTGATTACCTTTTGCAATCGAATCATATAATCCATTAATTAATTCGATTTGGTAATCGCGCAGTTGGAAGTTAGTCGCCATTGTTGACCACCTCCCCGCCGACGTTGAACAATTCACTTTGCAAGCAATGCTCTCTATCGTCGAGTTGATTCTTCGCAAAAACGTTATTTGTCGGCATTAGGATAAAACCACGTTTGCCCGATTCTTTATTAACGATTAATCGAGCGACCACCTGACATAATCCCGCAACGTTATCACGTATCGTTTTGCGTATATCCGGCACAGATTGTGTGATTTGTTGACCTGCAGGCGTGTAAAAATCATAGTTTGTTTCCCACGCAAGAAACACGAGGCGTTTACCTAATGATTGCAAGAATCGCAAACTATCAATCGTGAAGAAGTCAACACGTTGATAGTGAGCCATTTCGGGAACTCTGTTATTTTTACCTGAGCGACCAAGATTTGCGAGCATGGATCTAAACAATTCCGATAAATTATCAATCACGATAGTGTCATAATTGTTTAACGTTTGCTTGTTTTCAGCAAACCATTTCATTAGGTCTCCCCACTCTTGCCATGCTTCATGAGAATTGAAATTTAAAATATCAACGTTTTCATTGCCTTTTAGTGGCCGTTCTGATTTATCCACATTCACGTATAACGTTTTACCAGGCAGAAAGTTAAGTGTGTGCGTTTTACCGCTTCCAGGTTTTCCGTAGATTAAATACGTTGATTTATCTGTAGTAATGTCTTTAGCGCTTGATATGTTGAATGACATCATCTCACCCCTAAGCTTTCGTTTTCGACGAGTGAGGCACCTGCAACTTCAATTCCTGCTTTGATATCTTTCTTAATTTGCGTTTTATCGATTTTAGGTGCTTGTTCTACTTTGTATTTTTCAGGTATTACATTCTCATCTTCAATTTGCGTAGTTTCTGATTTTCTTATAAAGTAGGTAAATTCTTCAGTCTTGAATTTCGTTTCACCTTTAAATCTCATCGAATCCAACATGTAATTTTGAAGTGATTTGATTTTGTTTTCGTACGATTTACGACGTTTACTAAGCGCCTTCTCACGCTCTTTTAACGTGTTCACATCACCTTTTAATGAAAGAATCATCTTTTGCATAGCGTCATATTTACGTTTTTGCTCATCTTGAATGGCGTCTAATGTGTCTTTCACATCATCAAAACTTAATTCTTCATTTTCAAGCATTTCTAAAATAGCGAGCTCGTTTTGATTTAGATCGAATAAGTTAGTCAACGATTAACACCTCCTCTTCATCAGTAGTTTTTGATGTGTTGAAATGAATCAATGGAATTTTATTATTCTCTTCTTCCAAATCCTTAATTTGAGCTTTAAGCTCGATATTTTCATCTTCTAAACGTTGGGCTTCATTTTTGTAAACCGCTCTTTCTGCGATGAGTTGGTCGTATCTTTCTAATGTGATTAACATTTTTTCGTTTTCCATGATGTTTACTCCTAGTTTTTAATGAGTTGTGCCATGATTTTGTCTAAATCGTCTGTTTGGTATTCGATGTAGTCATACAACGCTGCACTGATAACCTCTTGTGCAATATCTACATCTGAAATATCGGACACTTTCGTTTCTGCGATGATTTTGTATGTCATGTCAGTGATTTCAATCAAGATGTAATCATCTTGTCTTGTGACATGCTTACGGAATTTGAAGCCTTCTACTTCAATAATTCCTGTATATTCTTCGCCTTTCGGGAAATACATTTTTCAATTCCTCCTAATTGTGGTAAATTAGGGATAGATATTTTTCTGAAATAATTATCCCTCGACTGATTAGCAATTGCCGTTGCTATCAGTCTTTTTTAATGCTTCGTAAAACCGCTTTTGTGCCGTTGTACGTCACGGCTTCTGATAGGATTACGACAAACAGAATAGTAGTGAAGTACACGCCACTGAATGCTAAGACAGTTGTCAATACGATAGCGACTGATACGGTGTTGAACCATGCGATCAAATATTGCATGCTTGTTCCTCCAATTCTTTAACAGCTTCATCTGACAAATCGTTATACGGAAATTTTTCGCGTGCTAATTGAATTGGAATTTTACCTCTAATAGCAACAAACCCCTCTTCTTCCATTTTTTCATTTAAAGCTCTAGTGATAGATGTAGCCTTACTTTTCGATACACCAGTTAGAACCTGTAATTCCTTTATGGTCAAAAATTGCTTTTTCATTCGTTCCCCTCCTCAAAGTCCATTTCTAATTGTCTAATGACGTACATTGTTGATTGTGATGGAAACCAATTTGAAATGATGTCCATTACATCGTTAAAATGTTTCTGTCTTAACTGCGTTCTCGTTTTAATTCCGGCCATTGTATTTACATCATTGTTAATGTTTTGATACAGCTGAAGGTCGTGCTGTACGAATTGAAGATTTTGACAAATAATGATTTTTACTAACGATTCCCTCTATCTTCCAAACCTTCCAAGTCACAACTGCCATTGTGATAAGGAGGGTTACTTTGTATAATCCTTTCATTATTTGTCCTCCTTCCTTTTAAAATGTTGTGTATAATGTACCTAACGCTATTGCGTTAGATTGGGGGTGTTACATAATGAAACAGTTTATTGATCCAGATAAGTTTGCATCCGCTTTTGTTTCTAACCCAAATGTTCCAAAAGCAGAAAACATAGATTCTTCTGTTGAACACTATTTTGATTTGTATATAAAAGCTTTTGAGCGGGCAGTTGAATACAATCAAACTATTGTCGATGAACAAAAGAAGAAAAAACCTGGACAAAAATCTAACGGTCTTAAAATCAGAAATGATTTAAGAATTTAATCTTCGTAATAAGCGTTGAGCATGCGAGCTAGTACCTTGCAGTCCTCTTCGCTTATATCGTTTTCAACGAAAAAAAGTTGAATTTTTAAAAATAATACTGGAA